TGGTGTTCTTCTTAATTTTTTTACATTAGCACCAAACTTAGCAGACAACTTATTCATTGTCTTACCTTTATATGTTGTATGAAATATAATACCTAGTTTACTACTGTTCATCTTACGACCAAGACCTGAATTTTCTGGTACCATGTAAACAATTGTATTAGGTTGAAACGAAAACATTTGCTCAGATTTACCAGTAGAGGTCTTATAAGTAGTTTTCTTTAAAGTAGAAGACCTGTACATCAGGTCTCCTTGTAATATTTCTTTCATGTTTAAACCAGAAAGATATCGTAAACAATCTTGTAATATATTAGCAACTTCGCCAGTATGATTGTTTTTTATATCTTGTACAGAATAATTAATCTTTGGTGTAGCATTGAATACAGATTTAGTACCCACAAAAAACTTACCATTTTCTGGATTAGGACCACACACTATTGCTGGTGCGCCGTCCCATTTAACAGTAATACTTGTTCCTTTAGAACTATTACCTGATAGTAAATCTGCCGTTGCTTTCAAAAAATTAACTGCATTAAGACCACCTGCATAACCATTATTGATTATATCATCTTCTAGGTGTTCTAAATGAGTATTTTTATCCTCAGTTAATAGTGTTGAAAATTTCTTTACCATTTTATTTTATTATTAAATTTTACTACTGGTTCTAAAGCCATAAAGGAAAGTAAACTGTCCCAAGTATCTCCTACCATTTTTTTTACTTTATCCCAAAAATTAGATAACCAGTCTTTTGCTTTATTATAAGCTCTCTTAATCATATCAAGGATACCTTCATTTAACATAGGACCTTTTTCTACTTCCTCTTGTACAACCATTTTTACACCAACACCAACAGCAGACCAGAATGTATAAAAACCAGTTTTGCCTTTTGGATTGGTTGGTGACTTTAATTGTGAAGATGTGTTTTGAGTAGATTTGAACTTTACATCTGGTTTAACTTGTTTTGCAATTTTCTTTACATATGAACTATCTTTAAATGCATTATGTATTTTTGCATTACCATCATAATCTGTTACTAGAAAAAACTCTGCTGTGCCTATACTTTTGCCAAATTTTGTATTACCAGTCATTGCTTCAAATGTAAATGCTTCTGCAAAGGCAGGGTTTTTAGAAAAGGCGTCTCGTAAATCTTTTTTAAATGCTTGATGAGCGTCATCTGCCTTTTTTAATATCTCTACTTCAGCAAACTTACCTGCTTTTTCTAAATCAGTTTTACTACCTTTTACACCTATTTTAGATAAGTCAGTTGTAGGTAAAAGATTATCCATGTGTTTACCTAAGTCTTTAATTAATTTTGTTTTTAGAGTATTTGATTTTTTAGCAGCAGTATAAAATGTTGCTCTTGCTTCAGGTGGTCCTCCTGACATTAATTGAGCGTCACCTGTTTTTAGTGATATTCTTTTATTACCAATAAGTAAATCTGTTTTAGGTGTAAGTGTAGAACCTTTAGCACCTCGAGGACCAAAGTATGAACTCCACTCGTCTGTTGCAGGATATGAATTTTTAGGAAAACTACCTTTACCAGATAGTTTTAGTGATTTGATTATCTTCTTACCAACTTTTTGGTCGTCTTTGATAAGTTTAGATTTGAACTTAGGTCCACCGGCAGCAGATACAATGACTTTCTCC